AACTGCTTACGTTGGTGTTCAGGTAAGGATAGAAGCATTGTTTCGTAGTCACCTGTTTCTGCAAGGTATGGGTTGTCTGATAATCTTGCAGGTATAAATCTTCTTTTAAATAAGGGTTGTCCTGCTTTCGTGTGTCCTTTTGGGTAGGAAAGGATATTCCCTGATTCAATATCTGTGGCATCAAACTGTCTTCCGTAGGGTGCAGGGTCAATGAACATTTTCTTGACCCACTGATGTCCCGGACCTCCGGGGTTAGTTGTTGCTCTCATATACACAGGCAAATCTGATGCAACGGAACGTAAACGTGAACGCATGTAGTTCCAAGCATAAGGACTAGCCCACTGAGTTAACTCATCAAACCCTATCCAACTAAATGCCAAACCTTGATAACGCAATACGTCATCTTCTCTATCTAGGTATGACATCCATAACCTCGCACCTGATGGTGCTTCCCACTGCATCTTTCTTTCTGACCACTTTATACCCTTCCATATCTGAGGGTATATTTCTTTTGACTTATATATAAGTTCTCTTAATTCTTCTGTTGTGTGTCTTAGTAACAATCCACTAAATGATGGATGACCCATGTAACGTAGTGGGTCTGCTAACATGGCATATGATTTACCACCTCCTGCTGAACCACCGTATAGTACTTCTCTCTCAGCTGCTGCAAGAAACTCTGTCTGAGGTCCTACATTAGGTTTAAATATTATATTATTGCTTTCTTCTACAGAAAGTCTTTCAATATTTAACTCAGCTACTTGAGGAGCTTTTTGCTCCTGTTCTTTCTTCTTCGATGGTTTTCGCTTTTTGGATTGCCTTTTCGGCATACTCTGCCCACTTGCGTAGGCTTCTAGCTGTGTTCTTACGTTGTTGCTCATGCATTAACCTTTTTCTTAGTCCTACGTGTGAGATGTATCTTCCTGCCTGTTTCGTGAGCCAATTAGCTACTTCACGATAGGAATACTGTTTAACATAGTTTCTAGCCATCTCTAGCTTGTCTAGCTCTAGTTCTACTGGGTCTAACACATCTGGATCACTTTCGCTCTGTACGTAGCCATATGGAACAGTACGAGCTATACGAGGTATTTGAATCCAGTTATTTTCCTCTTTTAAGTCTGTAGGTTGTGGTAATTTCCACTGCCCAGCAGTTCTACTCTTCATTTTTTGCAGGTAATAACATAACACCACCTGTACTCTCTACTTGTAGTTTTTCTGTCTTAACAAGACCTGTTCTATCAAGTAACTCTTTAGCTGCTGCCATTTTATCTCTAATACCTAACTCTGTAGGGTCTAACAAACCACCTACCATTGCTACTGCAGCTCTAGGTGCATTTCTGCTCATATATAATTGCGTAGCTTCCATTATCTCATCTCTCATAGATTTTACAATATCTGAGGTAGAAGTTCCATCTGCATACCCTGCAAGTTTTTTAGCAACTACAACGTCACCACCTGCTTGGTCAAATAGAACCTGCAAAAAAGTTTGCTGTAGTTCTGTTAGTTCTTTACTCATGCTGGTATTTCCTTAATTAATTGATTGTCAACACGCACTGTGAGTCTCTCTGCTCTTTGAGGTGTCTGTCTATACCAATTACTGTCTTCCATTTCATCTGACATGCTTGCCCAGTCTAAGTCTTTAACTGCAGCAATCATATTCTTAAACTTAGACAGTCTCGGTCTACCTAACTGAAAACACATATTAGCGAGTACGTGCTGTATGTCTTCAGGTAAGTTATTAAATTGCGAAAAGAGTAGGTTACAATCTTTTATAGTTGTTTCTATATCTTTCGCAAACCATTCATCCACTTGTTGATGTGGTATCTTTGTGCCAATAGGTCCGGCATATATTTCTTCATCCCATTCTGTGATTAAGTGTCCTATACCCCCTGTTAAATGCCCTAGTGAACATCTATAAGTTTCGTATTTAACACCTTCATCATTGGCTATTTCATCTTGTAGTTTAATTAAATTCATTAGTTAACTTTCTTTTTCTTTAAAGGTACATTCATTTCTTTAAAATCTGCTTTGGTAGTTTTTTTGTAAGTCTTCTTTGGTTTTTTTACTACATCTGTTAATCTAAAATTTTTAAACGTCTTAGGGTCTGGCACTTTAATTTTTTTACCGGGGATCATAGTTTTCTGTTTTATTGTTGCTGTTGTAGGAGAGCCATCAGGAGTTCCAGTTTTAAACTTAGGATTTATTCGCATTAGTTGTTTTAATGTTACCCCATTAGTTTTTGCAATAGTACTTAAAGTGTCACCTTTTTTTATTGTGTATGCTTTAGTCATACGACTAGCACCACCACCTTCTATAGCCTTTACTAAATCTCCAAAAAAACTACCTGTTGATGTTTTATCTTTACTCATTACTTTTTCCCTATTATCTTCATTGCTTGACCTGCACCTTTAATTCCAAAGGATGCACTAATTGCTATAAAAAGTAAATACTGATACCATTCAGGTAGTGTATTCAATACTTCAAAGCCTACTCTTACATATTCTGTCATACTCGGTATAAATACAAGTATAGCAGGTAATAATAAAACAATCAAGGCAAATTCGTCTTTCCATGAATTATCTGTAGAATCAGCCATAGATTGCTCCCATGCTACTTCTCCTGTGGCTACTTTCTCAGCTACAACTGCTTTAGCTCTAGCTTGTGCAACCTTAGCCTGTCCATCTGCCTTAACCTTTTCAACCTTACTGCTCATCCAACTAGATGCTAGATTTGCTATAGGTCCTATGAGAGCACCAAACATTGACTATCTCCCTTGTGACTTACGTAACGCTTGTACATGTTTGTTGTATAACCAATTACCAATCTTTAGGAATGGTTTAGCTATGTCCAAGTATATCAAGTATGTGTTTAGTTTCATCTGTACCTCTTCGTTTTCTGTGCAATCTTTTTTGGCTGTTTAGATACTTGTTTACCTGCTGCATTTGCTTTACGCTTAGCAGCCGAACTAGCTGAGTATTCTGCACTAGATAAAGCTTTAATCGCTTTCGTAGGGAGATAACGCTCACCGGTAGCCTTTGACCCTTGTGTACTAGGCTTGCCACTCTTGGTTCTCCACTTCTGTTTTGTCCAATTAGCTAATGATTTTTGTGGTGCTTTCATAGGCTTCCTTAATCTCTTCTATTGTTCTATTGCAACCTATACATATATTATCTTCTAACTTACAGATACCCACACAAGGGCTACTTGATTGCACTATATTACTTTACTAATAATTATGTCAGTTTTAATATGTCCATCTGCTTGTGCCCTATTAAAATATACTGTTCCTAGTAATGCTAAGAAGCCACCCACTATAGCTACTACAACAATTATTGCTATAGCTTCACCTATCTGTCTTTTAAGTTTCTGTTGCTTATATATAGTAGCTTGTCTTTCCTTACGTATCTGACCTTCCATCTCTAGTAGCTCATCGTAAGCCTGTGGTCCTTGAGTCATATTTAGGTACATCTTTAGTTCATACCGTTGTTCTTCTAGTTTCTTCTTAGCAGCGTAGGCTTGTAGAGCTATTGTCTCAATACTACCTGCTCCAAATACCTTACCAAATATACCGGGGTTCTTAGCTTGCTTCTGTGCGTTGTCCACATCTGAAGCTGCTCCCATCCATCTGCTTACATCTCCTGACATCTTCTCTAAGTCTCTGCCTACAGCAAAGCCTTGTTTGATTGCACTAAATGCCTTAGATGCCACTCCAACTGCAATGCTTATAGTCATTGGGTCCATTATTTTTTCCTTATAGGTTTGCAGTATGCAGTTATCTGTAAATTAGCTCCTTGCTTCTGTGGTATAGACGGTTGCCTATGTAGTCGTTCTGCAAAGTATAAACATCTATCTATATCTTTAAATGTTTGAGTTTGGTCTATAATTCTTAATCCCATCATAAACACAAGTACAAACTCAATCATTACCTTTTTCTGCTACAGTCTCTTCGTGACAGGCACAGGTACATTCTTCACAATCACATTCATAGCACTCACATGTATCACACTTTTCTTTTTGCATTTTCATGTTTCCTCTTTAATTGTTCTTTTGCTGCTTTAGCTAACTTAACTACTTCAGTTTTACCCATAACCTTTGCTCTTTGTTCCATAACAGTTAGTATCTGTATTTTCCTAGCATATGGCTTATTAACTTTTTTAACTTTTGCTATAGTCTCTTTAGCATCTGCCACGGTAGCAAACTTAATGCTAACAGTGTCTTTAGGGTTTTCATCTGTATAAAGCCTTCTGTCTGAACCTTTAGGTTTTTTACCTGTGCCTACTTTAGGGTCTGGTTTCTTCTTAGCCATTACCCTCGGTATCCACCACCTGCTGCTTTGTAGGCTTTGGCTGTCATTTGTGCTTTTCTGGCTGACCATTGACCGGGAGAACCTCCCTTACCACCTGCTTTGATTCTGTTGAATATTTTCTTACGCATGGTTGGCTTAGTGTAATTCCCTGCAGCATTTACTGTACTACCTCCACTTTTTAACTTTAGTGCAGTCAAAGACTTGGCTTGACCTGCATGTAACTTGGATGCCTTAGCTAATCCCTTAATTACTTTTTTTACTACTTTTTTTACCTGTGCTGCCATTGTTATCCTC